CTGTAAATGGTATGACGATTGGAAAAAAACAGATGAATGGATGAAAGAAGATCCTGAACAGAAAGACCCTGAAAAAGTTGAATTTGATGAAGATGTATCGGCAGGTACTGTAACGCTTACTGGTTCGGATGCTTGTCCAAAAGACTCTGTTCAATTCACTTTAATGGGTCAGACTTATACTCTTGAATTACCTTATCAACCTGTTTGTGATGCTCTTACTTTCTTTAAGCCTGCTGTGTTGGCTGTTGGTGCTATTACTTCAGCTTTTATCGTTGCGGGTATTAATGTTAAGGGGGAGGATTAACTATGAGTTTAGCTAGTCTTCTTTCTAAAGTATCAGAAACAATTTTATCTAGTGCCGTCTCAAAATTACTTAAAGGTGCTGGACTTTCTTTATTTACATACGGTGCAACACAAGGAGCATTTTCCTTAGCTGTAAGCACCATTCAAAGTTATTGGGGCACATTAGGCAACGTATTGTATGTTGTTGGTCTAAGTGGATTTGATCAAGCTATCAGTATGGTTTTATCTGCTATTGCCTTACGTGTTGCATTATCAAGTATGCAAGTTGGGGTACGAAAAAGTGATTAATTTAGTATGTGGTCAACCACGTAATGGCAAAACTCAATTTATGGTGAAAACCATATTAGATATGCTTGAAGAAAATAAAAAATTAGAAGAACAAGGTAAACCGGCAAGACAAATTTATTGTGATATTGATGGTCTGAGAATACCTGAAGTTGAACCTGCTCCAGATGATTGGCGAGATACTCCGGATGGTTCAATTATTATTTATGATGAAGTACATATGCGTAAAGCATATGAGTACAAGGGTAACCAATACTCTCAAGATCAGATGATTAAGGACCTTACAATTCATGGTCATTTTAACAAGGATATTTGGTTAATTACTCAGGACCCTGCGCGTATTGAAAAAGGTATTCATAAGCTTATTGATAAGATGTACTTCATAAAGCGTCCTAGTTCTAAACCGCCTTATACAAATGTTTTTGTATTTGATAAGTGGTTATCTAGCCCTGAACCTGCTGCAAATCGTAATGCTAAACATAAGAAGTATTTCGACCATTATCGCTTTCATTTTAAAGACGAATATCAAAAGCTTTATCATTCTGCGTCTGACCATTCCAGTATCAAATTTAAGTTACCAAAACAGTTATTTATCTATGTATCAATTATTTTAGGAATAGTTGGTTTTGTAGTATTTGGTTTAATGAATACTAAATCTTTTAACCCGCAAAGATTTGAGGATAAACAAAGTGCATCAGATACCAAAAAAGATAGTAAAACGAATGGTCAAACGGTTAATCAGAAGACTGACGAACAGAATCTTTTATTAGATCAGCAGTGTTCTAAACAGTATGGTTTAACCATTGAGCAATGTGCAGACTTACGCGATCCGACAAAAAGAAATGCTGAATTATTGGCAAAAGAGCAAAATGACATGCAAAGTATTGTGCTTAAATACAATCCTAATAAGCCTTATGATATTGATGCTAGTCAAGTCAGTTATGAGATTACGTCAAAGCCTGTGTTTAGTGGTTGTATGAAGCAGAATGGACGTTATGTAGCATATACCCAGCAAGGTACAATTTTGCATGATGTGTCTCAATCAGATTGCAGACGACTCTTAAAACATGCAGGTGATCGACCTTTTAATTATTTTGCTCAACCACGTAATGAACCTATGAATACAGAAGCTTTGAGAAAGGATTCTGTTGAGCAGATTCCACAACGTCAACAACCGATTCAATATGCTGAAAACTATATACAGCGTGGCTTAGAGAGAGACCCTAATTGGGATTTATAACGATTTGAAATCATTCCCTTTGACTACAAAAAACCGTCTCTTTGATGTAACGTAGCGGTATAGAAAAGTGTCTTCAGGGGAATTGAGACACATCGAGTAAACAATTAAATCTTGTATAAATTTTGAGTGTCTCAAGGCGTAGTCTAGACACTTTGACGGGGGATATATGACAAAACAAGTTTTTGAATATTTAGAAGAAAAAGCAAGCCAAGTGATAGATACTTCTTTATTGCCTTTGGATTGTTTAAAAAATCTAAATGAGTTATCTGGTGCAGTTGATGTTTTAGTGAAATGTGGTTTCTTGACTGATAAAGAAAGTATTAATAAGGCTTTTGATATTTTGGAGCAAGTAACCACCTTTGCAGATAATTCTTTACCTAATGAGATGTGATATGACAATTAAATATTATGATCTTGATAATACAACTCCCATTGTTGTCGATCTAACATTGGGTGAATTAACAGATATTTACTTCACTATTTTTGGAGCAGGTGGTTCTGATAATATGCCTGCACTAAAGAAAATAAGAACTAAATATACTCCCTGTGATATGTGTCAAAATCTGATTTTAAAAGAAGATTTTGAAGCACATTTGCAGAAACATTGGGATGAAGAACAATGAAACATGATGCACATGTACTTAAGTTTAAAATGCAATTTTTTCCTATTAAGCTTTTAGCTTTTATTGCGATGTTTTTCTTAATTACAGGTATGTTATTTGGTTCTTTCCTCTCTGTATTTAAGTGTTATTTTTAGCGTCTGAAAGTTCGTATAATGTGTGCCTGATTATGTAACATAGCCGATTTGCAACCATTTCTTTGGGCAAATCGGCGTTTTTTTACATAGTCGGCATTATGCGATCTGAAGGCTAGAGCAGGGCAGTTAGACTAAAGTTATAAATATAATTAATCGTCCTTCTTCAGCACATCTGATCTGTATTTCATCACGTCTTCTGTTTTGATCTCTTTTAAGTACTTTCTAATTAAAGTGTGAAGTACGTCCGATTCTTTTATCCGAATTTTGGTCTCGAACATCATTTCTAATGTTGTCTCTTTAACCATTTCTTCTTCTTCGTCTCTAAGTCTTACGGTAACTGCCATTGGTCATTCTCCTAAAAGTGACACATCATATCTGATTTATATTTTATGATATGTTGCTAAATCACAAATTAGATGTTATAAAACCACAAAATATCATTTGTGATAAATCATATATGAGCACAGAACAAGCATTCGAAATCGTGGCCAAGATCATTTTCGATAGAGCCTGTACTTTA